CTCTAGCAAGTGCTGCTTGTGATTTACGACTGACTTGTTCAAGTTCTCTACCAACAGCTTCCTGCTCCTGTGCTTGACGCATACGAAGAGATGTTTGTTCTTGTAGGAATCTCTGACGCTCGGCTGCTTGTGCTTGCTTCTGATACTGTGCTTGGGCTTTAGCTTGTTGTCTAGCACCTGCATATTGAACACCAGCTTGCGTAGCTCCTAGACCTGCTGTTATTAAGGGTATGACTGCTGGGTGACACATAACAATTACTTCCTCTCTAATATAAATGACAGATAGTTCTCGTACTGACAATCGTTAAACTCAGCACCTAACCACTCCAACCATCTAATACTCAACTTGTTAGTACGCATGACAAAGTTCGTTAAGTAATCAAATCCATTCAGTAGTTCCTGCATCCGTTCCTTAGAGTGTTGTAAGAAGAACTTCTTAATACTTGGTAATCTTCTAGTGCCTAATAACCAAGCACTTCCGATGTTAGTACCTTTGATAGGAGTGACTCCAAATGAGCAGTATAGATTGTTCCACTCATCCTTAACGCTGTAGCACTTACTGGAAGTATGATACGACATATACACAGCATCTCTAGGGTGGTGCATCAATCCAAGAATCTCTAACATATCTTCCTCCCGCAGGTCTTCGTACAAGTCAGGAGCATCCATATCAAGTTGTGCTTCATCTATTCTAAGCTCCATATCTTCTACTTCTCCCAGTTACCATTGACTCAAACTCTGCAGCTAACAACTTAACTGGCAAGGCAGAACTACTCTTCACTTCAATCGTAGCTTCTTCAGGTCTGCACTGTACACCAAATCTAAAGTGTCCACTCTCAGGGGTGAATCTATCAAGAGTAGATATAGAAGATAACAAAGCAGGGTTGTACACATAGGTATACTTATCTCTGAATCTTGGTGTTACTTCTACTGTGAAGTGTCCGGTATCTGCGTACTCTATACTAGCGTTACGGATTGTTTGATAGGTGTAATCAGATGCACTGCGTCCTCCTCTTTCTGTTGGTTGCTTCAGTGCTTGATTGGAGAACCTGTACAACATATTGTACGGCTTACCTACAAAGAAATACTTCTCGTTATTATAAAACGCACCTTCACTAGTCCAAGCAGGAGCATTAGGTACTTCTGTAGATACCGACCAAAAAGGACTAGTATCAGGTCTAGTGAATAAAGATGATGCGTGATTCGTTCCGCATTTATAGATAACACCTTCGTACTTAACATAACTAGCCAGGAATCCTTCGATCTCAATATCTCCGAATGATACATTTACAATCTTCCGTTCTGAACCTCCTTTAGTAAACACAGTGTGTTCACTGGTAGGTGCGTATCCGTCTGGTAGGTTAGATATAGTAGTTCTGTTGGTTTGATCGTCGTAGTTTACGGTAGCAACCGCACCGTCTATTCTGTTGTCTAATAACAATGTATAGTCTAGTCCAGTGTCCGTCAGAGCATTCTCAACGGGCATCTCCACCAACTGTATACCATTAAGTATCAAGTAAAGTGTACTGTCTATAAAGTCAAAACCTGTAATAGCATCATCGAATGTCCACTTCTGCCAAGCACTCTGTATCTTTTCCTTACCGCTCCAAAAGTATTTATAGACAAACAATGTCTTAGGATCGTTAGCACTTTGTAACACTAGCATTGACTCAGAAGCTGATCCAGCCATTCGTTTAATACTGGTTGGTATGTACTTAGGAACTTGTGATGTTATCTCTTCTGCTTCAAACACCTCAGTGTTGTTATCAACAAAATACTCAAACATACCTTCGTACTGTCCACGATTAAATGGGAAGTAGATGTAAGGACCAAGTGCAAGCGGGGAGATACCGTCTGATATATCGTACTCAGTAACAGGAGATATTGCTACCGTCTTAGGTGATAACACATCTGCTCCTCTCAATACGAACTGTGAGTTATCACTGAACAACATCAACTTCTCTTGGAATGGTAGAGCGTGTTGAAGAACTGCTACCTTTGTATGACTAAGTCCTACATCTATCGGTGCACTGTCTAGTAGCTGTTGTGTAGTAGTACGGAAGAAGTTAAAGTACTCATCTGCTTCAGAGAAGATAACATTACTATCAGTTATGAATCCTAAACGGTTCTTAAAGAAGAATACATCGTTAATCGTACTACCTACAAAAGATGGAAACGGATTGGTGTCATCATCCCCAGCACCCCTACTTCTCCACCCTTTTTCAAATGGAGGTATTGCCGTTTCATCTTCCTCTGGTGTTTGTAATCTAAAAGTACCGTCGCCTTGTAATACAAGTACGATAGGCATAGTCTCAGGTTTTAATTTAATCTCAATAGGTTCGCTTAGATCAGCTACACTTTCTTGATTTTTCCAACCAACAGTCTCAACCCAAGTACCTTCTCCAAATTCCCTAGCATCTTTTGTTTTGAATTTTACATAGTAATCGTCTTGGTCAATGTCAGCATCACCTATTATTTTAACTTCAAAATTATTAAAACATTGTTTAGGTAAGTCTGTTATACTTGGAATCTCTTTGTAAATTGCAGTTAAACCTTGATTGGCTAAACCATCTGTAGTTCTTACTGTGAAATCTGATGTTATGAAGTAATCAAAACCGGTCTGCCACGCAGTAGCTCCCGCACTTACTGTAACAAGTTTCCAATATCTTTCCCAATCGCTACCTACTCCAGGTTCTTTATCGGATGATGACACATGCTCTTCTTTTAATAAATAGTAAGCACCGCTATTTGATACCTTTAGAGTCTTTTTAATCCGTATAACACTTCCTTCTCTGTCTATTAAATAAGGATCAATATTATCAACTCCAAAACTTAAACCTGAAGGTGCTACTGTTTGTTGTATTCTTGATAAACGAACCCACTTATTATTGTAGAAACCAAGCTCAGTCAGCTCTAGGGTCAAAGGATAATCATAAGTACCCGGAGTTGTTTGGGTCTTGTCGTAATTACTTCCTGATGATGTTAAGTTAAAACTTTGTATAACACCAGCTAATACATCACATGTACCCTTCGCTGATCTATTTTCAAAAGTTGAGGAAACAGCTGGGTCTGGATCGGGTGAATTTTGTAGTACTTCAAAGACTAGTTTAGTTGGGACATAGGAAGGCAGAGCACTGTCTAAATCTTTTCTGTATAGGTTTTCTAACCACCCGCTTCCTCCGTTTGTAAAAGTAATATTATTTACACCCGTCCTTTCACTTGCGTAAGATTCCGATATACAAGCTGCTAATTCTTTTGCTAGAAATTCCGTATCTGCATGTTTCGATAAATTAGATGCTCCAGATATATAAGTAGCTGGCTGCCAATTAGAAAGACCACCAGTATTTAAATGATCGTAGTCGTGATCGTTAGCTACACCGCCAACAGGAACCAAAACATCATCTATATAAACACTATAAGCCTTCTCGTAATCCCCTAAGTTAACAGTAACCAAAGCTTCTTTTTGTGGGGGATCGCTCAATAAAGCGTTGTCTTTTAGTACCGTCTTCTTCTTGTTAACAAGGAATGTATAGTCAGCTACTGTCAGTGCTCGTATATCTTTGAGTGGATTGGTTATAGAAGTACCAAGACCAAGATAGCTACTAGCAATAGATGTTACAGTTACTGGTATATTGATTCCGTTATCTAAATCAATAACACCTACTCCACCCAACGATACCTGTACACAATACTTGTTATCCTCATCCCTCTTTACGAAGTGAGTGAATAGATCAGATGATCCTGCTGGTATTGCACCGCTATTAAATTCTCTTACCCATCTTGTATTCGGACGCTTTACTAATCCCTCAACAACAGTAGCCCAAGCATTTACTTGCTCGTCACACTGTCCAGGATAACGAAGATTATCAGGTTGTTGAGATACCCCTTGAGCGAGGTTAGGAACGCTTGTTACTACCAGAGGCATCGCTTATCTATCTAATACTCTAAGTACGCTGTAGTGGTCAAAGATTGTTCTGTCGGCATTCTCGGAATCGCTATCGATTGCACGGGCTTTCGCTTCTACTTCTTCTCTAAGGGTAAACCCTTCTATCTCACGAGTGCCTATGAATCGATTAGCAAATACACGAGCGGACTTAACAGTGACATAGTGTCTCAACTGTTCCGGCAAGTCCTCAAATTCTAATTCAAAAGTTATTGAACCCTTTACACTCTTGGTCCATATCTCGGTGTGGTTCTTTCTGTCGTATAGTTTCAATCCTCTTTGTACAGGATCACTGTCAGTGTATAACAAAGGATCGAGGTCAAACTTCAAAGTGTTTTGCGGAAGTGTGATCTTACTTGTTACTGAATCAGGAGTAAGTTCGTATTCGTGTTCTGTGTTGCAATGCCATCCTTCCGACTGTACGGCTTTGCTTGTTTCATCCAGTGTGGATATAGCTTGTATAGCTGTGACTGGCAGACTGACACCTGTAATCGTATTAACTGGTGCTTCTCCTATAACAGAGATGATGATGTTTACAGCTTCTAGTTTCGTCGTCAGTGCCATGATATGTATAAAAAAGTAATCCCGATGGAGGGAGCGGAACGAATCACAGACCTCCCAACACCGAGAGAAAACAGGTTACTTCTGCAATTCGATAGCACACTC